CAGTTAGAGTTTGGATTGATAATGGAGATTGGTAATGAAATACTGGACAGAATTGAGTAGATTAGAGACACAAATTATCCGCCTTGAGACAATGCGGTCTTTGTTTAGTGTATTGGCATCTGGTGCAGAGGAAAGTAGCGAAGAAGATGTTCGTAATGCCTTGTGGTATGTTGAAGGTTCTTTGACTGATATTCACCGTGAATTGCGAAGTGAATTTGATGACTTGTGGGACATTATTTCTAATGATGACCGTGAAACATTCGCAGAAGTTAAAGATAAACACAAAGGCGGTATGAAGAAGAAAAAGATGATGACTGATAAGGATTTACCATGATTCGTGGTGTAATCATTTTCTTAATCCTTTGGTTGGTCATTACCACTGGCATTAATGTTTGGCGAAGCTTGACAGGCCTAGAAAAGTTTGATATAATGAAGTCTTCTGTTTATGGATTAGTTACCGCAATGTTGACATTCGGCACGCTATTTCTTATTGTTGTTTTGTTTTAAAAGGAATTTATAATGCGTAAAATTTTTACTGTGTCTATTTTGGCTGCTGCCGTTCTCTCTACTGGTTGTTCTCGTATTGAGACTGGTGAAGTTGGTTTGCGCCGTGGTTTTGATAAACAAGTTAAGAATGAGGAATTGCTTCCTGGTTCATTTAACCAAACCATCATTGGTGAAGTTTTGACATTCCCAATCAAAGAAATTTCAGTCAAGGTTGAAGATATGACTCCTTTGGCTAAAGATAATAGCACAATGAAAGATTTTGATGCTTTGATTACATACAACATTAATCAAGCTCAAGTCGCTGAGATTTATAATGCAAAGAATCGTAGTTTCCATGCTAACCATAATGGTGATGTGTTGTTGATGTATAACTATATCTTCAATGCTTCCCGTAATGCAATTTACAAGTCTGCTCGTAAATATGAAGCACTAGACATGGCAGATAATCGCCAAGCGATGGAAACGGAAATCAAAGAGCAAGTTATTAAGACACTTGCTGAAGAAAAATTGGATGGCACAATCGTCATTGGTCAAGTTCTGATTCGTAACATTGTTCCTGCTGATTCTGTTGTTGCTTCTGCTAACGAATTGGTGAAAGCAAAGAATGAATATAAGACAGAAGAAGTTAAGGTTGCAACCGCTCGTAAGCGTAACGAATCTATGCAAGCAAACCCAATGGCAATCCCTCTGTTGAAAGCAGAAGCCGAAGCAGATGCAATGCGTAAGTTGCCTGATGCCATCGCTAATTTCAAAGGTCAAACTTTGGTTATTAACGGTGTTGTAACTCCAACTGTGACTGCAAACAACAAGTAATATGAATATCTTTTATCTTGACCACAATGTAGAGAAGTGTGCGGAATACCACAATGACAAACATGTGGTTAAGATGATTCTCGAATACGCACAATTGCTTTCTACCGCACATCGAGTGCTTGATGGTAATATATCAGAACGCTTGTCTAAGACTGGTAGAAAGCAAAAGTGGTACTATCTAAGTGATTACCGTGATGATTTGTTGTATAGTGCTACACATATCAATCACCCATCAGCGAAGTGGTGCCGTGATTCGTTTGATAATTATGATTGGCTCTATCGTTTATTCTGTGCAACATGTGACGAATATACCTTTAGATATGGTAAAGTCCATTTGACAGACCAAAAGTTGCGTAAGATTCTAGCGCAGGCACCAAAGAATATTTCAAATAAATCCTTTGAAGAACCTTGGCGTGCTATGCCTGACGAAGTGAAAATTGGCGATGATTCGTTAGCTTCATATCGTAACTACTATATAAACAACAAGGTGCATTTGGCGTCTTGGAAAAAACGAAGTGTCCCGGAGTGGTTTAATGCCAACATATGAATTTGTAAATACTGAAACAGGTGAAGAATTCGAATCGTTTATGAAGATTTCAGAGCGAGAAGAATATTTAAAAAATAATACACATATCAAACCAATACTCTCAGCGCCCACAATTGTATCTGGTGTATCAACATCAAATTCAAGGCAAGGCAAAGTGCCTGCTGGTTTTGGTGAAGTGTTATCTAAGGTTGCAGAAGCTCATCCAACAAGTAATGTTGGTGAACGCTATGGTCGTAAGTCAATTAAAGATGTTAAGACACGGGAAATTATTAAGAAGCATGTGAACAAGATGGTAAAAGACCAATGATTTTTGAACATGTTAAACTTGATTCCCTACAATTTGACCTAGAAGCAAAGACAACAGAAAATGGCCGTAGATATACAACACCAGATGGTAAGGTTTATCCGTCTATCACAACAATCCTTGGTTTCAATAAAGATAAAACGAAACTCTTTGAGTGGCGAAAAAGAGTTGGTGAAGAAGAAGCCAACAAAATAGTAAAGAAGTCTGCTGGTCGTGGAACAAAATTACATTCGATTTGTGAAAAATATTTACTGAATGAACTATCTGACCCAAAGACTTTGATGCCTGATGTTAAGGACTTTTTCTTACAGTTGAAACCATACATTGATACTAATGTTGGTAAAATATATGGATTAGAACAGGCCTTGTATTCTCATAAGTTAAAGATGGCGGGCAGAACAGACTGTATCGCTGAGTGGAATGGCAAACTCTCTATAATTGACTATAAAAATTCAATCAAAGAGAAGAAGGAAGAATACATCCAAGATTACTTTATTCAATGCACAGGCTATGCTGTGATGTTTGAAGAGGTGACTGGTCTACCAATTGACCAAATTGTGGTTGCTATTGCTAATGAGGAAGGTAAACCTCAGATTTTCGTTAGAGAAAAGTCTAAATATGTTACCAAGTTAAATCAGTATATTGGCAAATTTTGGGTTGCAGAATTGACAAAGTGAAGTTTGTCTGATATACTAACAGTATTCGATGAAGGTAATTGAAAAGTGTTCTGGACGGCGGTTCGACTCCGCCCAGCTCCACCAAAAGCATCTTGATGGTTATAAGGTTATAGAATTGGCCGCCTATAATACACCATGTGATGGATGCTTTTGATGGGGCTGCATTGGTTTCGACAGGGCAACAAGTAGAAAACTGGAGAATCACCAGAGTAGGTGTAAAAACTAAAATAAAATAAATGCAAATGACGAAAGTTACGCATTAGCAGCCTAAACGCTGCTTAGGGTTTCGGTGATTTCCTCGTAACAGAATAATCACCACAAATTTAAGGATACACATGAACCATAAAAAGAAAAAACCTAAAAATTCTCGTGCAGGTTGTCTAATGTGTAAACCAAATAAGATGAATGGTTGGAACAAAGATAAACTTGGTCATACAGGTTTCAGTAAGTTAAAAGATGTGATTCATTCTAAGGAAGACATTAAACATTATGAAAGTTAATATTGGTCCTTATATCAATTGGATAGGCCCATATCAGATTGCTGATATGATTTTCTTTTGGGTTGAGAAGTATCCAGATGAAAAACTCGAACAACGCTGGGACTATCGTATGCACGATAAGTTTGGTGATTGGCTTGCTGGTGGTAAAGATAAAGATTCTTTGTTTACAAAACTCTGCCAATGGATTCATAATAAACGCCAACGCCGTATGAAAATTCACATTGACAACTATGATGTTTGGTCAATGGATGCAACTTTATCACCAATCATTCTTCCAATGTTGAAGAAACTGAAAGAGGTGAAACATGGTTCTGGTTATGTTGACTTAGAAGATGTTCCTGAAAATCTTCGTTATACCAATACAGAAGAATATGACCCACAATACACATTCGATTTCTATCAAAATGCTGAAGTGAAAATGGAGTGTGACATTCATATTCGTTACAGTTGGTTACTTGATGAATTGATTTGGACATTCGAACAGATGTGTGACGATGATTGGGAAGAACAATATTGGATTACACATCCCGAAATTGACTTTACCGAGTATCCAGAAGATGACGGCAAAACTTCAAGACCACTCCGTTGGAAAGTTGAAGGTGAATGTGATTGGGTTGGTCGCCAAAAACACCAAGACCGAATCGATAATGGCCTCAGACTATTTGGCAAATATTTCAGAACACTATGGGATTAAACCATCAAAGCTCATAAATAAGTAACTGGCATCACACATTAGCCAGTAACACACACAACACAGGAGAAAACTATGTCTATGACACCATTCGAGATTCGCCTCGAACTTTTAAAGATGGCGAAAGAAATGCTTACCGATGACTACTATGGTCGGCGTGAAGTTATTTCAAACAGCTGGCAAACCCAAATCGAAACAGCTCGATTAAAAGGTGAAACACCACCTACGCATCCGGGTTTTCCAGAATTTCCAAACGAATCAGAAATCATCAAAAAAGCCACAGAGCTTAACGGTTTCGTTTCGCAAACTATCCCCACTACAATAGAAAAGACTAGCAAAAAGTCCACCTGATACGGGATTGGGCTATGGACATTTTCGTCTGTAGCCCTTAACTAATTAAGGAGAAAATATGCCGGCGAGAATATTCTTAACGCTTGCTTTAATTATTTCTATATTAACGCTTTCATTTACGATAGCACAAGGTAGTCCTCATTTACTGCCTATAAAACCAAAATTTGAGAACCTGTCACCTAACGCTCAAAAACAAGTTGAGTGTCTTGCAGAGAACATGTATTTTGAATCTGCTTATGAACCTAACGAAGGTAAAATTGCTGTTGCAATGGTTACCATTAATCGTGTGAAGTCAGGTCTATTTGAAGACAACATTTGCGGTGTTGTTAAACAAAAAATTGGCCACATATGCCAATTTTCATGGTGGTGTGAGACAAAATTAAATCACATTTCTACCAATAAAGTATTGACAAATGGCGACAATCTAGTATATAATAGCATCAAAGAGTTAGCTACATTCGTCTATGTTAACCATGACAAAGTGGCAGACCCATCGAAAGGTGCATTATTCTACCATGCAGATTATGTGAATCCGAGATGGAAGGGTTTAGAGAAAACTGCTGTCGTAGGTCGACACATTTTCTATGTTAAACAAGGAATGAAAATATGATTGATAAACTTAAAATGTCGTTGTCTGATTCAACAACAGTAATTTGTGTAATGTTAGTTTTACTAGCAGTTGTTTTTTCTACTGCTTTCTATTTTGTAAATGACAGAAATCTTATGGCAAAGAATATTGATGGTGCTATCGCAAAAGATTTAGACCCACTATCAGTAAGGTGTTCATACGCTCGTAGCGATGATACAATTTGTGCGGTGTATGCCGCAAAACCCGTGATTAACGGTACGACCAAAAAATAAAAGGAGTTTATATTATGGCTGTAAAACAATTGACGATTAACCAACTTTCAGAACCCGACCGTGATAAGTTATTTAAAATTATTAAAGAATGTTCTGATTCCATGACCCGCATGGATGCAGAAAAAGATTATGTCCGTGAAGCAATTACTGATACAAGCAAATCAATGCAACTACCAAAGAAGTTGGTTGCTAAACTTGTTAAAGTGTATCACAAACAAAATTTTGATGAAGAAGTAGCGGTACAAGAACAGTTTGAAACGCTATATGAAACTATTGTTAAGTAGCCTTCTTTTTATTGTGGCATTATCATTTATGATTTATCTTACGGTAGTGTTGCAATCTAAAAGAGGCGAGGTGAAGGTTTATGATTGTAGTTTGGCTGAAATATCGCCAGACTACCCGATTGAAGTGAAAAATGGTTGTAGAAAATTAAGAATGGAAAAAAATGAGTTATATGAAGTTTATTTGTGAGCATACAGATTGGAACAGCGAAACGATGCTTACTCGCACAACAGTTGAGAGTAATAATGTGGTACTTGAGGATGTTCTTCGGGATTTTGAAGACTTCTTGCGTGGTGCAGGATTTCATATTCAAGGCCATTTGGGATTTATTAGTGATGAAGAAGAAATTGAAGAATCAGAACCAAATGACCGATGGGGTCATGTTGTGGATTCTCTTATGAACCCTCCAAAGTTTCGTGCAAAGGAAACTGTTTGCGGTGTTTGCCGATTGACCGAAGAAGAACTGGCTGGTCATCGATGCTGGGACAAAAACTGTCCCCTTGATGGAAACACAAACAATGCCAACTAAAGATGAGATGGCTAAATTTGCAAAGGCTATTGAGGGTCTTGTTGCTACAACAGATTACAATTACATTGAAGCTATTGTGCAATACTGTAAAGAAACAGGACTTGAAATTGAAGTTGCAGCAACATTGATTAATTCTAATCTGAAATCAAAGATTGAAGCTAATGCAATGGATAATAATATGTTGAAAGAAAAAGGTTCTCGTTTGCCAATATGACTGGTTATGAAACATTTGAAATTTATCAGGCAATCAAACTACACTTTACATCCGAATCATACGATTATTTCAAATACAATGGTAAGACAAATTCTAGCGTAAGTTCTTTTGAGAACCGTAAAGACAAATATTTCTTTTATAAGTTGTCTCGTAAGTTCTCAAATAAAGATGAATTGATTTCTTTTCTTGTTGCGAATTTCGTTGAGGGTGATAAGTGTTGGATTGGTGATTTGTTGACGGAAGAAGCTGAGACAAAGTATCGCCAGAGACAGAAAGTTATTCAATCAATGTCTTACATTTTTGAGAATGATTGTAGAATATTATTTGATGAGTGTAAAGACCCAAATGAAATACTTTCCTGTTCTGGTGATTACCCTGTTTTGTTGACAAAGACATTGCGTAAAGAAACACAAATTGAAACCTTGTGTATACTTAATGAAATACTTGGGTTCTTTCCGATGTGGTCAAACAAGATTGCTGATACCATTAGATGGCCTGACTTTAGGCGAAAGTGCTTAAAGTATGCCGCATTTTTACCAAAAGATGTAGTAAAATACAAACTGATTTTGAAAAAGGTGATTATATGAAATTAACTACTCCCTCTGCCGTAGTCATTCTGATTTTGGCACTTGTTCTTCTTATCTGTATCCCGTTTGCAGCTATTTGGGCAGTAAATACATTGTTCCCTGCTGTAGCAATTCCATATTCTATTGAAACATGGATTGCTTCTGTGGTACTCTATTCTTTCTTTAATACTGGAACTTCATACAAGAGTAAATAATTATGGCACTATGGTCTATTAAACCCACTTGGAAAAAATCTCTATTAGAGCGTTGTTACTATCATAAAGATGGTAAAACAATGATGATTGAAACCGGTTGGCGTTGGGGAGAATTCACCTGCGAAACCGAAGATGATAATCCTCCAGATATTGTAGATGGCACAGACCTTTACAATTGTGAATATTCTGTTGAAATGGTTGAATGTACCGATGGTTGTTGGGAAGAACATGACTTCACAGGATTCACCGAAGAAGAGGAAGAAGCAATGGTCGAGTGGTTAGATGAAAATTCTTGGATGGATTTGGAAGAAGATGGTTGGACACAAGGTGATACAGAAATGATTATTGCTTGTGAGCCCGAATTTGAAAGGATTGATTAATGGTTACTCTAGTTAAATCAGAATGGCATTCCGTTGAGAAACGATATTCTATTGAAATTGATGAGGACACATTAAATGACATTTATCCTGATTCTACTGTTGATGAAATTGAACAGAAGTTGGCAGACCTAATTTCTGGCGACCTTTCTCCAGAAACAATCATTGAAGATGCATACAATGAAAATATCAGTTTAGATTTTGATTGGATGGATGAAGATGATTGGTGGACTGACCGCAAAGGCGGTTACGATGTTACTTATGAAGTTGTGAATGATGATTAATAAAATTTACCTTGATATGGATGGTGTTCTCTGTTTTTTCGAGAAACGCTGGGAAGAACTATATAATGAATCTCCTGCATCAAGCAGGAATAGGAAAGAGTTCAGTAATAACTGGACTGATTTCTGCACCTCGAAACAATTTGAAACACTAGATTGGTTTCCTGGTGGACAAACTTTGCTCAAGTTTATTCGTGAGCAAGATATTGAAGTTGAAATGTTGACTTCATCTGGAGGCGAAAAGTTTCACAACTTGGTAGCTGAACAGAAAAAAGTTTGGTTGAAAAAGCAAGGTATAGCTTTTAAACCAAATGTGGTGCCTGGTCGTAAACATAAAACTGATTATGCCACACCCAACTCTATTCTTATTGATGATACCGAAGATATTATTGTTGCCTTTAACAAGGCTGGTGGCATCGGTATACTTCATAAGGATGCAGGCGAAACTATTGAGAAATTGAAAGTTCTGCTTGCAAAGTGACTATATACCTGATATAATATGTTTTTGTGGATAAGTCGTTAATACACCGTTTATACTCCGTTATACGAAAGGAAATACTATGAGTAGTTTTGCAAACCTAAAGCGCAATCGCACCGATTTGAACAAATTGACCAAAGCGATTGAAGCTACCACACAGACCGCTGAGAGCGGCTCTAAAGATGATACCAGATTCTGGCAACCCCAAGTAGACAAAGCAGGTAATGGCATGGCCGTTATCCGTTTTCTACCTGCACCTGCTGTTGATGGTGATGATGCACTTCCATGGGTTCGTACCTTCAGTCATGGCTTTCAAGGTCCTGGCGGCTGGTTCATTGATAACTGTCTCACAACTCTTAATGAGAAGTGTCCAGTTTGTGAACACAATAACACAC